ACAAGTCACAATAGCCGAGATCAGCGGCTTTGATGAACTCTTCGTCATAAGACAATTCGTCTTCGCCTTCATCCTTCTCTAGTCCACCAATGATGCATTCCATCATCTTAGGAGTTTGAATAAATGCCGCACAGTTACCGCATAACATGGATTTAATGCTATCAGTAGGAGCGTTATACATCTTGGCTTTCTTTAGCCAAAACGCATCATTTTGTTCATCTGGATTGGGCGGGCCATATCCAAACTTCTTAAAGGCGTTATTTCGGTTCTTCAGATTAACCGATACATCTTGTGTCGCTATAGGACAGACAACGCCAGTAAGCAAGTTCATCTTATTACCTTAGTCGCAATAAACGAAATAATGCCACCAACAACAGATGCAATAGCCATCCCAACAAACATACCACCTTTAGACTTGTTAGCCATCTCTAACAGAGCTTTGATGTCTTCACGCATGGCATGAACTTCTGCCTGTAAAGCCTCAACTTGGGCTTCTAGTTTGCCAAACTCTCGTGGATCAATATCAGACATTTGCTACTTTCTTTGGTCTACCTAGCTTCTTGACAGGAGTAGGAGGTGATAGAACTACTGGTTTTTCAAAGGACTCTTTTTCTTCTCCATCAATTCTGACATATCCTGCATGACCTTTCATGCTGTCAATATCGTGCTGATGAACAAAAGTTACTGTTTGACCGCTTGTTAAACAACGAAATGTAGCCATAAGAATCCTTTGAAAAAGGGGGTTATTAGCCCCCCCTTTATTAAACTACTGCACGAGCAACGATTAGTTGCAATGTAGTAGATGCCAAGTTAACAGAGCCTGCTGTTGGGTTATAAGTAACGATAGTCACAGTGTTAGCGGCTGAAACATAGGCTCTACGAACCAAACCTGCTTCAGATACGCCAATGGACATACCGAGAACCATATCACCCAAAGCAACGCCTGGCACTGTTACTGTATCTGTATCGGTAGCGCCAGTAGATACTGAGCCACTATCCAGAGTACAAGTAACGTCCCAAGTGTCTGTAAAAAGACCACGGAACTGGTCATTACCCCTGCGGGATGTGACTGCTGTTGCTGCTGCCATAATATTTCTCCTAATTAAGTTTAAAAAGTCCCCCCACCATTACGGCAGGGGGCGCAACTGCAATTAGGCTGGTACTGCCAAGGCAAAAGCACCAGAAGCGTTAGCAGCAGAGCTAGTAGCGTTAGTACGCAGAGCTTTCACACCATAAAGTGTGTCAGCAGTAAACAATGTACCGAGGTACTCTTGCTTGTACTGAGTCTGTGAACGGATGCCCAACTGCTCAACCAACACCATAGAGTCTTTATGACCCATCAAGCAGATACGATCAGTGGTAGAGTTACCAGCGGCAGTATCAGCGTTAGATGAGGCAAACACAGCCATGCCGTAGAGCTGACCGATTTCACCATTGCGGATCGCATCGCCATTACCAATGAAGGCTTGCTCGGTATAACGAGCCAGACCCATCAAAGTATTACGGCTTGAAGGAGGAATCAGGAAGAAACGACCATCCATAGGAATGTCGTTGTCGTCCAAACGCTGAATGGTGCGACGAATAGCGGCATCAGTCAAAGCGGCGGCGTTAGAGGATGTGCTGTTGTAAGCAGTAGTACCATCAGAGCCAACAAAGGCTTTGGTAGTAGTGTTGCTAGTAGCATAGTCATCAGTACCAACTGTAGCGCCATTGAAAGCACGACCCAATTGAACTAAGTCAGTGTCGATGCGTTTAGCCAAAGCATAACCAGCGTCTTCTGTGTAGAAAGAACGCAGTGATGTCAGGGCTTGAACTTCAACGATGTCTTCGATCAAACGTGAGTACTCATAGTGCTTGTTGATCAACACTTGAATGTTGGTGTCGCTCTCAGCAATCAAAGTCACGGCATCAGTAGCGGCCTTCAAAGAGGCATTGCCACGAGCTGGGCTAGGAATGTTGATGGTGTCACCCTTTTTGCCTTTGAAAGACATCTTCTTGACCAAATTAGCCAAAACGAGGTTCTTTTTATAGGCGGCAACAATTTCATCACTCCAAATTTCTGGAATAAAGTTAGCTGCGGATGTAGTGGTTACACTATTTGTGGGGGAAAAGGCGGTATTTGCCATAATTAAATCTCCAATAAGTTAAGTTTACTTAACACGACCTTCTGAATACGCTTGCATGATTTCATCTGAAAGCGCCTCATAACGAGTCGGGTCTTGCATTTTCAGCCGAATAAGGTCAGCCCTACGATAAACCCTCTTTGATGATTCCCCAGAACCACCTACATCAACTCCAACTGCTTTCAAATTCTGCTTACGAGTTGCTTCACCAGCGGTACTCATTTGCTTTTGTTTGACAGAGCGAAGTTCTTTGTAAGTAGATAACAGTTCATTGGCTGAATCATAGTCAAATTCTGCATCAGCACGTTTGAACAAGTCAATGCGTACAGGGCTAGATTTAACCCAATTTGCAAAGTCCTCATTTTTAGCAATATCGCCAAAATCAGGATGTTCTTGCGCTAACTTTTGCTGAATTTGCGCCCTTTTCATCTCTAGCATGGCTTGCCTTGCCGCAATGATGTCAGGGTGACTATCAACAGTCTTTTGAACTGCCATCTGTGGATTCTCAAAGAAATCTACTTCAGGCTCAACATCTCTAGTTTGCTGCTGTTGTTGTTTAACAGTGAGGTTCTGCCTAATGAGTTCATCAGCGAGCTTTCGGACTTCTCCGACCTCTTGTGCTTGTTTACCAATGAGCTTCTCAGCCTCTTGGTGCATTCGCACTACCTCGTCCAGACTTTTATCCCTGTATTTCTCAGGGAGTTCGGGCTTGGCTTGTTGCTCTACCGCTTCTAGTTCATTTGGCTCTTCATCAATCAGCATACTTTTTCCTTTTTCCTGCCGTTCTCGGTTGTAGGAGATTCAACTCGGCATAATTGCTTATGAGTTGAGTTTCTGCTCAGACTTCAACTTGTCAACATGGCTCTTCCCAAATTTGGCATATGCCGATGGAAAAGAACCAGACCATCCTTCAAGTCGAAATGCTGGCGCAGATAGTAAACGTGTTGCATTTGCACCACACTCACACATTAGACCCGTTGCCTCATAATCAACGAATCTTTCTGTTTTGTGTCCGTTTTCACAGACGTAATCATAAAATTTCTTCATACGCTCTTTCGCTGATCTCTTTAAGATTTTTCAGCCAAGAAAGAATAGAAAGTTCACCTTTTTTGAATTGTAGGTCTTTCTCACTATCTATTACAGAGATATTATTCAAAGTTGCTATTATTTTGTCAATATCTTCGATTAAATCTTTCCATCCCTCGGTTGACATCATCTCAAACCGATCCGTATAGTATTTCTCAAGTTCAGGTGTCATGCGTCAGTCGCACCTTCAAACTCAGGCTTTTGCTTTCTGGTTGTATGTACCTCACCTGATTCCTCATCCAACCATGACTCACATAACCAAAAACCATCATCATCACGATCAAAAACTTCGCCTGTTTTGATAAAGTCACTCATAGTCCAGCACCTTTTAGCACCAAGAAATTAAGGGTAGCACCAGATCCTGCAGTTTTTACCCGTACTCTAGCAAAACGGCTAAGTGTGTCCGTTACTGCTAGTTGGTTGTTTGTACTTGCAGCGGTTGTAATATCAGCACCAATTTGAACCCAGTTTGCATTGTCTGGGGATACTTCAAGAACAAGTACTGGAGCAGTTGTTGTTACCGCACCCATAGATACAAACAAGGTAAAGGTCTTGCAACCATCTATGAACCATGTACCTGCGGTAACGCTGTTAATTGTGTTAACTACCAAAGCACGGTCAACAAACTGCCGTTGCAACGGTTGTGGCGAATTGCTCTGCACGCGGTTTACAGCGTTTGTAAACGACGGCGATGTTCCACCAATCGTTCGCACGTAACGAACGCGGTTACCAGTCTGTGGAATAAGTGGGCTGCGGTACTGTCCAGTCGCCGTGATGCGTGGGAAGTGGTAAATATCGTACCAGTTTGTTCCCGTGTCATCTGATTCCTGCACTACAACATCCATTGTTGGGCTAGTTCCACTGACCGCGGTGACGATCACGTTATACTCAAATGAACATGAGTTGTTTGCTGGGGTAATAGCCGCTGAGGTGGCTGTGGAAGTCAGCGCCGCACTTGTAATATCATTTGCAAGTTGGTTAGGAAAAGCCTGCGTTCCAATTGCGCCACCACTTACCGTACTGATCGTACCGCCATTGATTTGAACAGGGATGCCACTATTTGAATCAGACTTGTTAAGTATTTCAACGCGCTCACGCAAGTACTGATTGATACGCGCATAGCTAATTCGGGTATCAGTACGCTTAATAACTGCGCCACCACATGCTATTGATCCAAAAGGCGCGGGCAACACAGTGCCCGCCATTGGCTCCAAAACAACTGTTGACGTGACGTTGCTTACTACTTTGTAAACGCCATCAACACCAAGGTCAGCGCCATTTACGTTGTCACGAACACCATAAACATTGACATAGTCACCCGGAACAAGCGCCCATGTACCACTGCTAATAAGCGTTAATTGGGTTGCTGTTACGGTAGCTGTTTGTACAGACGCAGCAGAACCAGCGCCTGCAAAACCGATGGGCAAGTTATTACCTTGGGCGCGAGCAACAAGGCCACCATAACTAGTGGTAGTTACAGAAGTGCCGCCATACACCAATGTAAAACTTGTTGATGTAGGAGTCGATGCAACTTGAACTGCCGTTGTGATCGGTGTAAAGTCCGTGCCGTTTCTAATTCCGGTGATGTAGACAAAATCCCCTGTAGTCAAACCATGTGCCGATGCAGTAACAATTGTTGCTGTTGTTGAACCAGCTTTTGAGGCTGAAACAATCTTTGCCGTAGGCACAGTTAAACCAGCGTCATTTGTGCAACGAAAACGTAACTTGTACGTTTTTGTAACCGATGGAACTACAGTTGTGCGATTTAAACGAGCAGAAGGTTGAGCGGTTGAATCAACAGCGACGTCAAAAAACTGTGCTTTATCGGCTTGCAGTAAAAATTTGTACTCATTACTTGGAATAAATGTGTAAGAGTATGCAACGTTAGCAAGTTGCACTGGAACTGTTGTGCCTATTGTTACTGATTGGTTGGTATTTGCTGTTCCAGAGGGATACGCATCACCTGCATCAGAGCGCACGTACAAAGACGCATTAGTTGCCGTAGCGTTTTCAAAAATTTCAGACATCCCCTCTTGGGCGTATCTAAGAGCTGGTCGGTAGTACACATAACCTTGGTTGGTGTATGGACCTGCTGTAACAGATGTGATAGTTCCTGCTGGCCCAGCCGTAACAGTAAACGAAGTTGTACTAACAATTGCTGCCACAACAACCGCTGGGTAGTTAAAACGGCTGTCAGATGTTACCCCATAAATACCTATGCGTTGACCAACAGATAGGCCGTGTGCCGTAGCTGTAACAACTGTTAATGTTGTTGTAGCCTGTGTAATGCTGGAAATTGCAATATCAGGAATTGGCGGAGTTGGGGCATCTGTACTGACAAGTTCAATTGATGTTTCTTGTCCCAATACGCGTTGAGACATAGACAAACCAACCATTGTCTCAAATGGCCCAGTAAAACTAGCTTGAGTTGTTACTGTTGTTTCAGTTGTTGCAGTCAGTGGGTTTTTAGAAATAACTAAATAGCTTGCTGACGCAGCGTTGCCATCAAGTTGAACAATATCGCCAGTACCTGTTGTTTGCGACCAAACCGTGGTCGTATTGTAAGTCTCAAAGGACTCACGGAATTCTGTATCCACATTTTGTGGTTGAGTTACTAAATTGTTATCTGAAATAAAAGACATTACACAACCTCCACAACTGACACTAAAACGTCAACAGAACTGGCCGCGGAACTTTGAATTTGAACAACATCGTTTTGTTCAACAATAAACTTGCCGTCCCCAAGAACGCTCAAAGCATTACCAACGGGTAATGTAACGTTTTTAATAATATAAATTGTCGTTGCTCCTGAAGTCACGGTAACACTTGCAGTAACAGGGCTTGTTGTTGTATTGGCTAGCGTCATACCAATTACCGTAGACTGAATACCAGAGGTAGTTGGGTTGTAGACCGTTGTGGCTGTTACGCCCACATTGGCTGTTGGATAGCTTTTGAGTGTTGTTGCCATATATTTATGCCATTATGAGCGCCATGCCAAGCATGGACAAATTGTTTTGATATATTTGACCCGTTGCTGTAAGCGTAGTAAACGTACCAGCCGCAGGGGTTGTGCCACCTATGACTGTGTTGTCAATCGTGCCACCAGTAATGTCAGCAATTGCTGTATTGGTAGACATAGTACTAATGACTTTAATCTTTTCAGCTAAATCACTAGCAACTACTTCACCAACATTGATCTCTCTTCCAGTAGACAAAGTGATAATCAATGAACCATCAAAGTCAATCTTTGCATCAGTTACAGATACACCATCTGCACCATCTTGTCCATTCTGACCATCTTTGCCATCACGACCATCTCTGCCATTAACACCATCTCGACCAGGCGCTCCATCAAGACCTCTGTCTCCTTTGTCACCTTTTTCAGGAACAATAGACTTTGCAATCTCTAGTTGGTCATTGACCTTCTTTTCCATCACCTTGATGGCTTCGACAATCAACTCAACATTGTCATTAACGGCTTGTTCCTCATTGTTTCGCATCGCAATGAGAGTTTCTTCCATCTGATTGATGGCGGCTAGTTTTTCATCAAAAGACGAATCTCCCGACTCAATGCTTTGGATTAACTCTTTGATACTAGCCATTTCTTAATCCATCTGTAAGTTTAGTCAAGAAGTCTTGTTTTACCTTGTTTTGGGCATTAAGTTTATCTGCCATCTGCAATTCAACAATCTTAGACTTGTTCTTAATGTCAGCCTCTTTGAGCATTAGGTCAGCAATCTTAACCCGTTTATCAAACTCCTTAGAGGCTAAATCAGCATCATTTGGAAGATTCTTGGTGTTCGCTGCCATGCTCTTAGCTTGAAGTTCCATAGGCATTAACTGTGTTTCAGTCAACAACTTCTGAGCTTCAGCACGATTTTGCTCTGCTTGAGTAGTCTGAACAGCAATCTGAGCCTGTGCCGCTTGCATAGCCAACTGAGCCTGTGCTTGTTGCATCTGCTGTGCTTGTGGATCAGGCTTGCTCATCTCATCCAACATCTGAATCAACTCATATCTGTTAGACAAAGAAGAATTAGCCATGATTCCCTTGAGAATCACAGGCAAAACAGGTGTATTAGGGCCAAGTGTCTGAAGTAAGGAAATGAACTGTTGTTGTTCATGCTCACGAGCAATGATACCCAAAGCTGCAGTTGGTATGAACTTCATGTCAACAGTAGGATAACGCTCTGGGTCGAACTGCATATAGCGGAAAGCCGCCTTATTGATGAACGGAATCAAGAAATCTTCTTGGAAGTTCACCAATGTACGCTTGTATTTCTTGATAATTGAGGCAACAGCCATCGAAATACCGCCCTGATTCGCATCTCTAGACACATTGGACACCATTCCTTGTGAGTCTAGTGTTCCAGTAGCCTGAAGTAGCATTCTCTCGAACTCTTTGGCAGTGGTAATGTTCCCAGAATCGGTATTTCCAAACTTAAATGGGAACAAAATCTCTGATGGATTGCCGTTTGTCAGGATTGCCTTGCCTGGCTTTACCTCAAACTTAGCACCTCTAGGCAGTCTAGTGGCATCCATAGCCATCATAGGGCTTGTGGTGAGTGCTAGAGAGTCCAAATGTGAACGAATCTGTGCGTCAATAGCCTTCTGAGAGTTATAAGCCTTCTCTACAGTACCACGACCCAACAAACGATTAGGAACTGTATCGTCTTGATAAGCCAGAATTGGCCTATCTTTCATCATGTAAGGGTTCTTTTCTGCTTTGAGAAGTACATTGTCATTAGCAATAACAACAATAGCCTCTACCAGATCGGAATACTCGTCTTGCACAGAGTCTTCAGGGAACAAATCTTCAACTTCTGACTCATCCTCAAGTTGGTCAAGATACTCTCGTGGAACTAAGCCATAGTAGGTTAAAAGCTTAACTTTGTCGTCTTGGTATTGGCTAACCTCTTGGGTAGGCTCTAAGTCAGAGTCTTCAGAATCAGTACCAACCTCTACCTTGCGATAGATGCCTTCTTCTTGACCTCTAACAATCTTGTGGATAGAGACATACTTCTCAATAGCCACACCCATACAGTCTTCAATAGAAGTCCCATTGGGGTCAAACAAGAAGTTCTTAGGGTTAACAGGAACAATCTTGACTGCAATCCTGTCCTTCTCAATCACACCAATAGCGGCTTGACCGACTTGACCAGGTATTGCCTGAGTAGCGGGAACAAAGATTTTCTCTGTTTTAACAATGACTTCACCAATGCCAGTACCATAGATTTCAGCCATCAACTCAATCTGGTCAATGGACTTGCGAATCTTGTCTATCTTGAAGTCTTCCATCAGTTGAGCCTTGATAGCGGCTACATCCAATGGATTGTTGTTTACATCACGAATATCGTCTTGAATGTCAAAGAACTCACCTTGACCAAAGATAGCCTCAATGATCTCTGCATGACGGGTTTCTACAGCCTGTTGGGTAGCGGGAGTGACAATTCGGCTTCTCTCGGAATCACGGGTTTTATCTTCAGCAGCCCATTCACCAGTAAAGATGCGTTCATATTCCAACCAGTCATCCAGATAATTGGTGTTGCGATAGTCTCTCCAACGATCACAATGATTTACAACAAACGCTACGAGTTCTTTATCAGATTCTGTTGGCTCTTGAAATTCCATGCTCAAACCCCCGATATTATGTCCACAGGCTGCCAATCATCGGTATCGTCTTCCTCAAAGTATGAGGTAACGGCGAGCTGGTCTATATAACTAAGCGCATCAGGCAGATCATCGTGAACCCCCTGAGCGGGAAACATTAGAAGTTGGTCAACAAACTCATCCCAATTCTCTTCTGAATTGAGCGTGATTCTGCCATGTTCAAACCTTCCTTGCAATGCCCAGATAATTCTATCTGCTTTTTTCCTATTCCCATGCGTTAAATCAACAATATGGGCATAGATGTTACTTTTCCTCATCAAGTCGCTCAAATAGGGCAAAACAGCGTTCTTTAACGCCCCCCTCTCAATCCCAATACTAAGTGGTCTGTAGTCCCGAATAGCCATCAAGATGTTCACAGCAGTCGTTCTAATATCCCACCTTCCGTGAATAATCTTGTCAACAAACCACTTTCCATCCTCTGTGACATAAACCACACAGATAGCAGACTCATCCAACCGCTTCTTGGCATTACCCGCTTGTTTGGCAACCTCCTCAAACCCCGCTAAGTCAACAGAGATGAAATATGACCCCTTATTCGGTCTTTCCCCATATTTAATCCATTCTTCCTTGAAAACATCACTCCCCGCATTGGAGAACGATGCCATAAATTCTTGTTTAAAGGCAAATGTGGATAGAGTTTTCTTGGCAGACTCGATTTCTGATGGGTCGATTAGCGGATTGTCGGCAGTAGTGAAATGCCATGATTTCCAGTCTGAATCAGTATTTTCTTCTCCAAGTTTGTACAAGTCGTGAAACCAATTTCGCCCTTTTGGAGTTCCCAAAAATAGCGCACGACCCTTTTTATCGCTCAAACTGGCTCGAATAACTTGCTCCCATGCTTCAGGTTTGATGTCGGCAACTTCATCTAGCACCGCATAAGTAAGTGAAACTCCACGCAAAGTGTCAGGACGATCTGCACCCCTAACGTAGATTTTTGCTCCGTTAATCATCGTAATATCAAGATTGTTAACGTGACTAGCTTGAATAACATCCCTTCCCAAATCAAGCAACAAATCCCATATGATTTGCCGACTCTGCCCCATAGTAGGCGATACATATAGCACTGCAGACCCTTGAGGGCATCTTAGAGCTTCTATAATCAGCGTGATGGCACATAACCTAGATTTTCCGCATCGACGCCCAGCAGCAACGATTTTGAATCGGCTTTTGTCAGCAAAAACTTCCTGTTGCCAAGGTAGAAGCGAGAAATTTAAATCAGCCATTTTTTCCTTTGTTTAAGTATCCAATAGCATTGCTTAATAGATTTACATCATCATGGAACTTGCCAAGAGCAGTATTGCATAAGTCACAAAGTATTCCACGAACTTTATTAGTTGAATGGCAATGGTCTACTACCA